CTCTCGCTAGTTTTCTCTGTCGTCGTTTCGTCTTCTTAAAGATATTCGCTTTCTGCCATTCACCTTCAGCTACTGCTTCTGCCTCAACTTCAACATGCGTCTGTGAAGGCCCTTCTTCTCCATCACTGGGGCCTTGAGCTTCCATTGGCGCAGCTCCAAAAAGAGCTTCTGTTATTGTCATGGCTTTCTTCGGTAAACTAAACGACTCTCTCAAAGTCTCATTCAACAAGGCTTCTGGATCGACATTGTCAATCATTCCACCTCCATAAGACTGGGCAATCGCTTCGCAAACTCTCTTGTGCTCTACAAATCTGGTCTTGATCTCTCTACACACCACATCAAATGTCGTCCAAGGACTAGCCTCAGTCAACATAGCTGCAGACGAATGAACTCCAGGCAAGAATCTAAATTCAGCCCAATTGGCACTCACCAATTCATCTCTACTGTAAGATCCTAGATCTACAGCATTCGGTCCTTTCATCTTCGCATCGGAAGCTACTCGAGCTTCAAGTACGAACTCTCTTCTTCTCTGGAATGCATGAGCATCGATCTCGGGGGGTCTGTTGTAAGGGGTATTATTCACTGTCATCACTGCATCAGGGCAAGCCACTGAGCCTTTAATCCCAACTGAAACATTATCGACTGAGGCCAAAGGAGGCTGAAATTGATTTGTACTAACTAAGTTCAAATATTCCTTGCCAACTCTGGTCTTGTCGTCCTGATTTCCTACCATAAATTCGTCCATTATTACTATGGGTTGGGATAAAAAGCCACTCCAAAACTCATCTGAAACGGGTCTAAAGTAAATGTCTTCCTCTCTTCTGTCAAAACACCTTTTGACAATCTCGGTCGCTAACAATGTCTTTCCAACTCCGGGAGCTGCACTAAAATGAAAACTAAAAGGTAATCTCCTAGTTCCACCTGTATTGCGCTTCTGCACCAGAATCGTTTCAACATTCAACAAACGTCCAAAAATGGGGGCCATTCCTAAACGCACGTCTTTGTCTGCAATCTCTCTCATCAATCGGCTTCCTTCTCTCATACACTCACTAATCTTCTCTGAATAGATCTTCGATCCAATTACGGATGAAGTCCTAGACATAACAAGTAAAGCTTGTGCTGTCATCTTCCATTGGTCGCTGTCAAACTTCTCTCGATACGATCTGCTCGCAAATTTATACACTAAAGCCTGGCGAAGAACTGTTGGCAACATTAAGAAAAGCGCTGAAACGCCTCTCGCCAAAACAGTTCCTCCAGCCATAGCCGCGGTCAATTGCAAACATCTCTTTCTCAAAGTCTCTGCATCACTCATTCTAACTCCAATCACACTTACCATAAGCGTCATCAGAATTGCTATCGGGTCAATATCTGCTTGTGCTTCAAAACTATCATCGGGCTGTCTCTTACCGGCAAGGAAATATATCATCATCTGGCATAAACCAGAGCCAATAAATCCTCCAACCGACATTCCAACAACTACTACAATAGTAAAAAGCTTGGTCATCTTCTGTAAAAACTCCGGGGATCTCATCTGGGCCAAAAACTCTGCTGGGACCACGTCCTTCAAAATCAAATCAATGATCTTGTCTTTCATGATCTTTATCAACTTCGTAACAGAATTACTCACTAATGAAAACATCCAATCAAAAATATTGAAGATCTTATCAACAATACTCTTAATGACATCTCTCAAAGCTTTCATTGCGTTCTTCGCACTGGAAGGTACTAAATTACTAATGCTCGTCAGAGCGTTCGTAAACTTTTCCCAAATTCCAGTTGTGTCAACATCGTCGTCTTCTGCTTGTAATCCATCAACTCTGTCTCGACATCCATAGTCGCCATTCAGTCCAAATTTCACACGAATTGCATAAAGCTTAGCGAGCCTCGAAAGGCTCAAGCCAGACTTCAACAAAAGTTCGTCTTCAATTCGGGTAGCATAAATGACGTATGGATGAGCTCTCAACTCTCCAAGCATTTGTAATCTCTGTCTCTTAGTCATCGCTCTCTCTAAAGATATCGCCAAAGTGGCAGCATCAATAGTTCTAGTAATGTTCTTAAAGAAACCTGTACACAAAACGCTAGGATTATCTCTCTCCATTCGAAAAATCCAGTCATTCAAAGCATAAACAGGGCAATCTCCATCGTGGGCAATCATCGGGCAAGAATTCTTTCGACACCATACGGCGTCTCTCTCAGGTACTTCGTTATCAATCGGTGGGTTCAATTCAATGCGGATCGCGTCAGCTATAATACTACAGCCTAAACAATCAACGCTATGTAAAGAACGAAACTCTTGAACAACTTTCGCTGAAATAAAAATTCCTTGGGGTTCAGAATCGGGGGTCGGGTTCGGATTAACTAAATCTTCGGAGTTAGAGCTTTTCCTGGAACAAATAGGCATAACTATGCCATCTTTGTCAGTACTCAGAACTAAACCTGCTCTAGTCATCTTTATCAAATCATCTTCTTCATCACTCTCTTCAGAAAGCTCATGGGATAAACCATTCACTATCTTCAAATTCGCTGGGCTCTCTGGATTAAAGAAAATGGTGTTTCCGTGCAATAAAGCACATACTGTTCCATTCTCATCAATCCAGAACTTGGTCGGGGTTTCCAAAAACGCCTCTCTAATAGTCTCTCTCAAGTCAATTAGTTCGGCGTGGTCATGTATAATTCTCGATTTCATAAGTGCTGTGCTGTCAAAATAGGCAACATCGCATTCTTCGTCCTCGATCATTATAATCATCATCTTCGCAGTAGTTTGCTGGCTTTCACCAGTCGATCTTGCCTGCGGGGCACTCGATCTCATCGCAGTAATTTCCCGGATCTCTCCGAGGGATTCGGCCTGCGGGGCACTTCTTCCTTGGTTTTCCACTCGTGTCTCCTTCTGGGAGGGTGAGCCTGTGGACAGGGCTCCCAAAACGTTTCCGTCTTCG